ATCAAGGATGCTTTCAGAGTTCTGGTTGTAGCTTCCCGAGATGTTCCCAATCTTGGGATCACCACCATCAGTTGTTTTGGATTCGACTAACTCAGTTAAAGACTTCCTTGCATCTTCGTTCCAGTCGGGGAAGTTCTGGGCTTGCTTTAAGTCCATGCGATACTTGTGACCCATGAATGAGCAATGCTCCCAAGGCTTTCCTTTGGACTGAAGGTCTTGTACCCAGTCATCCAGAAGGACAGGTTCGACAAACGTCCGACCTACAGGTATCTGCATTTCTTCATTTGCATCGGTGGTGTAGTTCATAATGTCGGTTTGTGCCCAACCAACTTTAATAATACCCATCCCGAAGATAGCTGAATTGACCCATTCCCTTACCTTGGAACCGAAGTCAATTTCTTTCAGCATTGCATTGGCGAGTCTTTGCGCTCTAGCTGCAATGTGCTTTAACTCTTGATTATTAGTAGTTACTGTGACTTGGGGCATGCGAGACGATAGCATCCTGCCGTAGATTTGGGTGGCAAGCTGAATGTAATTCATCGGAACCCGGTCAGAAGTTCCATCGTCCGTATAGTGTCGGCCAACGTATTGGCGAACCGATTCGTAAGTGTTCTTACGATATGGCTGGAGCTTCCGATAGTTCTGTGTAATTACTGCCCGCAGCTTAGGAATGGTTACCACGACGACTCCTGGTCAATTATTTTCTGGTTCTTTTTTCTTCGTGCCGCAAAGCTATACGGGGGTGGAGCAAGTTCACTGACATGCGCCTTTTTCAATTTAATAGAAGGTCTGTCTGTAACTCCACGCCACGCTACTGCGGTCGCTATGACTCTATCCCCATGATTGTCACCACCGTGAGCAGGGTCTTCGGAGTTAAGTGATTTCTGATGTACGACTTTCTGATTACTGTAAACGTAATCCTTACACTCGTTTATACAAAGGCGACTTCTCTCTGTGTACTCTCCGTTAGCTAGCGCTTTGGAGTGACTTGAAAGAAGCATTAGCTTGGTTTGGGGAGTAGACCACCACCCTGGAGTGAAGGTTTTCTTCTTTTTTATCGAGGATTCGTTAGTTCTCATAAAGTAATGTGCGTACCCAAACTCAATAATATGCGACCCGAACGCTCCACCAGGACCGTTATCTTCCCAGATTAAATACGCCTCCTCGTGCAAGCCTTTAAAGAATCTCCCTAAAACACGTACATAACGGGCGTAATCTAACACGCTGATGTTATTACACGCAAACTCCGCCACTTTGAATCCAGTAGTGATATCAATGACTACCGCCGCGTGGTTAGTAGAACCCGGCCCGCCTTTACCCGAGGCTACATCGCAACCAATAACGTACCGTCTATCCTGGGGAGGGAGTCCGTTCGATAGAGTGGTCCAGAGCTTTAGCCTTCCGTTTGCGATAGATACCCACTCCGGTTCCATAGTTTCTGGTACGAAGTCCAGGTCTCCGATGTGAAACGGCTCCATGCAGGTATCTTCGCCGTTCTTTAGGCACTCCAAGTCGTAGAACTGACTTCCCGACCCTGAGTAATCTATATCCAATTCCTGTGCGATAAGTCTCTGTACGGGGCTTCTTCTGCACTCTCGGTCGTACCACGGTGATCGTATCTTTCCGTCTAGGATGTATTTGTAATCTTGTTCAGTATCTAGAACTTCAACCTCTTGGACATTACTTACTTTACGGGACCGGTACAGACCTTTTGATTTAAAAGGATGCAAAAACCACGGGAGGGTAATCACCTCGATGTCAGGGGAACTAGAGTTAGCTACCTCGTAGAAGATACCTCCTGCACCCTGTGGCGTAGAAAGCATAATACGGCTATCCGTAACGTGCTGAGTAGAAGCGTACGCTGCGTAGCCGTCATCAGCCTTAAAAGCTGCGAGTTCGTCCATCATAAACGCTAGCTTACGTCCACCTCGGGCTACATCGCCTGTAGCTGAGTAACCCACGATAGTTGATTCGTTCTCTGGTTGTTTTAGTTTAAGACTGGAGCGGTCGTTCTTCTGCATCTCTGGTTTTAGAAAGGAGGGGAGGTTCTTTAGATGGAAGTCCAGCTTCCACATAAGAGTATCGGGATCGTCAGACTTATCCACAGCGTCTTCTGTACGTGAAACCAACCCCATCGCAGAGTAGGGCTGAAAGCACCATTGCCAGAAGAAGATAGTCAGAACCATCCAAGAAGCCCCCATATCACGGGACTTCTCGATAAGAACGTCCTTTGTCCCAAGATGCTTAATAAGCTGCATAATGCACTCATCTTGGAAAGCCCACGTAATGAAAGGGATTACATCCCTAGAACGTGGTTCATACACCCAACAGAAGGTGTTTATGAAAAACAATATATCGTCTTTGCAGAACTGTCTGATTGCTTCCCCTACCAAAGGATCAGCGTAAGAGGCTTCAATTAGTTCCTGACGATATCTCAGATTGCTTTCTAATTCTTTCGGCACCCCGGCGTATAGTTCGCCGTACGTCCCCGAGCTTTTCGCTTGAGAGATGTTTTTCAGCCGCAGCTTCGAGCAACCCCATTGCTTTTGTGTAATCAGTTTCTCGACTCTTTTGTTCATCTTCCTGGGCCGCCAGTTTATCTAGAATCCTAATTGATAAATCCGCAAACTTGTTCTTATTGGTCTTTTTCATATCGAGAAAGAACCAAGCTCCAGCAGAAGGGGCATCCTTAGGTGACGCAGAGTCGGGGGGAGTTTGGTAAGCCCAGAAGAAGTCACCCACAATATTAGTGGATTCAGACTTATTTAAAAGAACATCTAAAGATTCAGGCTCCTCCGGCTCCTCAAAGGTAATCTCGCCTAAGAACTCTTCAGGTACTTCTAAACCCTCAATGGGGCCAATATCAGAAGCAATAACGTGATAAGCCTGCCAGAAAGCCTTAATCCTGACATCTGCCGTCCGAGAACCACCCTCTAACTCCTTACACAAGTCCTCAAAGGTATCCCAAACCTTCTTAGGTTTCCAAGCCCTATAGATGACACTCTTATACTCTCCTACCGCCTGGGAGAACTTGCTTAACTTCGTCATCTACGTCCACCATCAATCATCTTCATAATGGCCTGGAGAGGTTGGTAGTCAGTAGGCTGCCTGCGACCATTCACATTCGCTCCATCCATGCCAAGAACCTCCTTAGCAGAACGTATCTCCCGCTTCTTATTCTTAATGTGAGTGTCGAGAAGGATGAAGTCACTGTCATCAGCCTTCCCGTTGCTTGTTCTGGAAAAGGCCATGCGTATCTCACTAGGTGTCTCTGATAGTCCGTACATTTATGCCTCCATGACTATGTACTTGCGATGAATACCTCAACTTTGCACGCAGCAGCTAGCGGGTCTACCATTATAGACTCTACATCATGCAGGTCTGTAAGAGCGTCTATGTCGCTTGCCGCACCAAGAACGTCAATACAGTCGCTTGTTTCTCCGAGAATAAAGCTCTTTCCAGCAGAAAGCAAAACGCCCAAATTCTGATTGCCAGCAGAATCAGCGTGTTCGTCTTCTCGCTGCTGGATGTTGAGGATGACGGGGTTTGAAGACTCTAAATTAGTGATTCGTATGTATTTTACTAGGTCACGGTCTATAGCTCCGTCCCTACCTGTCATTTCATTAGTAAACGCCGCAAGAGTTAAATCACTAACTCCTGACGGACAAGTTACTATTCGGTGGTAAATGTCGTTAATACCTGCCACGGAAAGGGTGTTTGTTGAACCCCTGTCTTTTCCGTTTAAATCGACAGACTCTTTTATCGTTACCGTTAATGTTGCCATTATCTGTTCCTGAAGGGACGATCAAAACCCGCTCACTTAAAGAAACATAACACACGAAGGTAAAGTGTAAAATACAAGACTGTCTTATCTATCTTAACATTCAATATCTGCTCACTCAGTAGAGGTGATATATATACGCTATAGCAATGGCGGGGGTGGGGGGTCGGTTACAACCTGACGCTGCTCCGCTGCTGCACCTGCTACCCCCCTCTCCCCCTGCATGCTGCGCCTACCTGTCACCCCTGCCCCCTGGTAGGCTGCTGCCCTGTGGCCATCAGGCTACGCATCAATGGTTGTCTATGCTTCTCGTAAGGCTGGTGCTGTGCTGCTCGCTCGTTGTGGTGCGGTGGGGATATGGCGGACCAATCTCGAGACCCATCACGATCAAGCGCTCTGCCCCCTTCTATGGTCTCTTGTGTCTATCCTTTGAGTGTGTTGCCCTTGTGGGTTTCCCCTGTTCTGGGGTTTGCGGATCGCTCCCTTTCCTCCTCCTCTCTCCTTGGGGGATTATGGCAATTGTGGGTTTTTATTCTCGAATACTTCTCCCCTGTTTCCCCGGTGGTTTTGCCTACTTCTAGGATATTATCGTTTATCTTTCCAATTCTAGAACATTGTGCTTGACGGCTTAAAGCCTAGCCTGTAGTTTGGTCGATAGTCTTTCCAGTATTAGAAACAACCAAGGAGTCAAGGCAATGACATGTGAAAAAGTAGACGACAGAACACCGGAAGAAGTAAAAACCCATGTTTGGGGAGTAGTCGCCCGAGATAGCTTTATGAGCCATTGGGGAGGAAGTCGCGGAGGTTTTAGCCGGTGTGCTTGGGCATGTTCTCCCGGTGCAGACATTGACAAGCTGTATAGTTGGGTCACTGATCGGGAAGAGATGAAATACGTGAACATTGTCAAAATTGATACCTATCGCCCAAGCAAATCCACGGCACATTATCACATTTACGCATGCAACAGCGATCATAATTCGCAGAAATGACCGATTCCCTAGACAACAGCAAAACAAGGAGTCAAGACAATGGCAAGCACAGAAAAAAAACAAGATGCCGTGGTTGACAAGCTAATCGCGAGCGGGTGGAAAATCTATGACTTAAGCGGTGGGACAATCTTTTTAAGGCGGGGAGATATGGTCACATCCGTAAAATCGACGGGACACGTTGCCCCAGCCCCTTGGTAATTCTTAGACAACAATAAACCCCATTCTAGGAGGATTAGACACATGCGAACAATACATTTTCCAGCGAATACCGGCCTAAAACCTAGAGAATTTTGCAATATCGACAGACGCGCAATCAAGTATTTCCGCGCAATAGAATCCAGGAACTACTCCGCACAAGCGGAAATAGAGCGCGAAATGCGAAATACCACCCCCTTTGATGCTGGGGAATTAGATATTGAATACAGTAACGGGAAAATACTCGACACATGCACAATCACCCATAAATAATCGAATTTGTTTTGACAACAATAAACAGGAGAGAAGCAGTGGAATTAGACGGTTTGACAATTGAGGAGACCCTCGCATGGTGGGGGATGGAATCAATCGATCATGAGGAGGGCGCGCAATAAAATAATCTTGCCACCCTACTTGTCCCGTGTTTCCAGTTTCGTACAATAGAAAGCAATCAAATGGAACTAATAATAGGCG